GAGAAAGTAATGGGTACATTACAAAATGCAAGTAATGCCAACGCTTCAAACTTTGATGTAGGTACTTCGGGTCAAACTAATGAATTTTGGGTCCCGGAAATTTTTTCGAAGAAGATTCAAAACTTCTTTAGAAAATCCTCTGTCATTGAAGCTATAACCAATACAGACTACGCTGGTGAAATTAGTGCTTATGGCGATACTGTCAAAATCATTAAAGAACCTGCTGTAACTGTTGCGGCTTATACTAGGGCGGCATCTACGACTAAACAATACCTTGGAGACCAAGAGTTAACACTTGTTATTGATAAAGCGAATTCATTCAAATTCATTATTGATGACATTGAGGAAAGAATGTCTCATGTTAACTGGGCTTCAGTAGGAGCATCAAGTGCGGCTTACAAATTAAAAGATACAATGGATGCAGAAGTAATTGCGGCTATGTTCGCAGGTCCTTCAACATCTTCACCAGACCATGTAATAGGTTCTGATAGTGCTACTGCGGATTCAACTATGACTCACGCAACTAACTCTGTCGACTTAGGATATGGTGCTGGAGAGATTACTCCATTGGCTCTTATGTCTAGATTCGCTAGACTATTAGACGATGCACAAGTTCCAGAAGATGGGCGTTGGTTTTTAGCTGACCCTAGATTCTACGAAGAACTTGCGGCAGAAGATTCTAAACTAATGTCATCTGATTTTAATCAAGGTGATGGTGGTGTAAGAAATGGTCTAGTAGCGGCAGGTATGATTAGAGGTTTTCAAATGTATAAAACTTCAAACATAGCGGCTGTGTCTAACGCAACTGGTAAATGTATGGCTGGGCATATGTCCTCTACAGCAACTGCACAATCTATTCTTAACATTGAAACTCTTAGAGACCATGACACTTTTGGTGACATTGTAAGAGGTCTTCATGTTTATGGTAGACAAGTTCTTAGAGATGACGCAATTGCGACAGCTTTTTACAAAATTGACTAATAACTAATATGGAAGGGGAATTAATTTTCCCCTTTCTTTTAATATTACAACGAGGAAATAAAAATAAATGACAGCTCCATTCAGAACTTATCTTGATTTAACAAACACTATATTGCGTGAGTTAAATGAAGTTGAATTAACTTCGGGAAGTTTTGCAAGTGGTGCAAAAGGAATACAAAAATTAGTTAAAGATAATATTAACAGAGCATACTTTGACATTTGTAATGCAGAAGATAAATGGAGTTTTTTAGCAGTAGGAGACCCAGCAGATAATTACTATGGTAATGTTTCTATTGAAACTGCATCTGGTACTAGATGGTACAATTTTAAAAGTGGAACAAGTAATATAACAACAGTTTATAGTATTATAGATTTTGATAATATAACATTAACAGAAGAAGGTGTAAGTGGTAAAACAGCACCACACGAAATTAGAAAATTATATCCGGTAACTTTAGAGTATTGGAATAAACATTTTGCAATTTCAGAAGCTGTAGACAAAAGCGGAACACAAGCTTATGGAATACCGGAAAGAATAATTCGTAGTCCTAAGAATGATAAGTTTGGATTATCACCAATACCTAATGGTGTATTTAAAGTTTACTTTTTTGCCTACAACCAACCAACAGAATTAGATGCGGCTACTGATACTATAGTATTTCCAAAACAATACACAACAGTTCTACTAGCAAGAGCAAGATATTATATGCATCAGTTTAAAGATAACATTTCACAATCTCAATTAGCTGACGCAGAATATAAAAAAGGTTTAAGAACTATGAGGGAACAGTTAATAGAACCATTCCCAGATAGTATGACAGATGATAGAACTTTTGTAGTTTAACATGGCAGAGTATCAAGGTAAAAAAGTTACTCTTAATAAACCAACAAGAGGAGATGTAAAAAAATTTAAAGTATTTGTAAAAAATGCTAAAGGTAAAGTTATTAAAGTAAATTTCGGAGACCCTAATATGTCAATTAAAAAAGACCAACCCGGTAGAAAAAAATCTTATTGTGCTAGGTCTGGTGGTATAAAAGGAAAAAACGATAAGACTTCAGCTAACTACTGGTCAAGAAGAGCATGGAATTGTTAGATGGCAGAGCAAGGTGTATCAGTTATATGTGAAGGTGGATTAGATTTAGTAGGTTCAACACATACTTTATTTAGAACTCCCGGAGTAGCAACAGAATTACAAAACTTTGAATCATCTATTCATGGTGGATATAGAAGAGTAAATGGATTTGCAAAATTTGGAAGCAATCAACCTAATGGTAGCACTAATAATGTCGAAGGTATTTTTAGATATGCTAAAGGTGTAGTAGCTTGTCAAGGTTCAAACATATATTATAGCACAGATGGTTCTACATGGACACAAGTAAATAAAAATACTTACCAATCAAAAACAGGAACTGTTGCAGTATCTTCCGGTTCAGCAACAATAACTGGAACTAACACATTATTTAGTTCAGAGTTTGCAGTAGGTGATGATATAAGAATTAATGGCGAAGAATACAATGTTCTTTCTATAGCAAGTAATACATCAATGGCTGTGGATGAAAATTTTATTTCTTCTGCGTCAAGTCAAAACATTTTTAAAAATGGAGCAACAGCAGGACAACTATCAAGTGGTTCAACAGTTGCAAGAACAAATCAAAGTAATTGTCAATTTGCTTTATACGAAGGTGAGTCACAATATGGCGAACTATATATTACTGATGGTATAAATGAAATTGCCCAATTAAAAATAGAAATTTCCGGTAATACTTATACTTATTACTTTAAAGAAATAGAAGCAAGGTCAGCTCCTTCCGACCCATCACTTTGTACAATCTTTGCAGAAAGATTAATAGTGGCAGGTCAATCAAGCAATCCACAAGTTATTGCTTATAGCACAAGATTAATACCAGAAGATTTTACTGGAGCTAGTGCAGGAACAATTGATGTTGGAGACAGGATAAGAGCTGTTAAACCTTTTCGAAATAAATTAATTATTTTTTGTAAAGATAGTATTTATCAGTTATCAAATTTAGATTCAACTCCAGTCTTATCTGGAGTAACAAAAAACATAGGATGTCTTGATGGTAATACAGTTCAAGAGATTGGTGGTGACTTAATTTTCTTATCACCAGATGGACTTAGAACTATTGCAGGTACAGCTCGTATTGATGATATAGAATTAAGTTCTATTAGTAGAAAAATTCTACCAGTATTTAGAGATGATGTTTTACCAAACTTAGCTACAATTACTTTTTCAAGTATGGTAGTCAGAGAAAAAAGTCAATACAGATTATTTTATTTTGATACAACTAAATCTGATTCAACACAAAAAGGAATTATAGGAACATTTAAAATTTCTTCTACTGGTGCGGCAGTATATGAATGGAGTCAGACAGTTGGAATACCAGCTAAAAGAGTTCATGCTGGAACAGACGAAAACAATTCAGAAGTTTTGTACCATGCGTCAGAAGATGGATATGTCTATAGTCACGATACTGGAAATAATTTTGGAGGTAGTAATATAGAAGCTATTTACAAAACACCAGATTTAGATTATGGAGATGCAGGTGTTCGTAAAACTTTATACTATCTTAAAACAAGTATTAGAGCAGAAGGAACAAATAGTAATTTAAAACTTTTACCAAGATTTGATTTTGAAGATAATAATGTACCACAACCAAACGAAATAGAATTAGGTGCATTAGCTCAACCTGCGGCTTTTGGTGCGGCAATCTTTGGAACAGCAGTTTTTGGTCAAACTTTATTTCCACAACAACGAACAGTATTAGCTGGTAGTGGATTTACAAGTAATTTTAAAATTAGAAGTACAGATACAGCATCACCTTATACTGTTTCTGGATTTTATGTAGACTTTATACCCGGAGGAAGAATATAATATATGGCGACTTATACTAGACAAAGTTCATTTTCAGATGGCGATACTATTTATGCGTCATTATTAAATAATGAATTTAATCAACTCATAGCGGCTTTCCATCCATCAAGTGGTCATACACACGATGGGTCAACAACTGGTGATGGTGGACCTTTATCTACTTTATATAGTAATGTATTAAGTTTTGGTACTGGTACAGATGCAGACATTGCTCTCACATTCAATGCAAACTCTAATGATGGTTTGTTATATTGGATGGAAGATGAAGATTATTTTAAATTTCAAGATGATGTATTAGTTAATAGCACAGAAAAATTATACTTTAGAGATACTGGATTATATATTAATTCATCTACTGATGGACAATTAGATATAGTTGCAGATACAGAAATACAAATAGCGGCAACAACAATTGACATTAATGGTGCGGCAGATATTTCTGGTAACTTAGGTGTTGGTGGTAACTTAACTGTTACTGGTACTTCAACTTTTAATGGTGGAACAATTAACCTTGGTGATTCTGCGGCAGATACAATTGCATTTGGTGGAACAATTACAGGAAACTTAGTCTTTGAAGGTTCGAGTGCTGATGCACATGAACTAACTTTATCACCGGGAAATCCTACTGGAGATGTTACAGTAACTTTACCAATAGCAACTGATACACTTGTAGGTAAAGCAACTACTGATACATTAACAAATAAAACTCTTACAAGTCCTGTTATCAATACAGGCATATCTGGGTCAGCAATATTAGATGAAGATGATTTCTCTTCTGACTCAGCTACAAAATTAGCAACACAACAATCAATCAAAGCATATATTGCAACTCAAGTTTCGACTGGTGATATTACATCTGTCGTAGCTGGTACAGGTTTAACAGGCGGTGCTACAAGTGGCGATGCAACTTTAAATGTTGTAGGTGGTACAGGTATTACAGCAAACGCAAATGATATAGCTGTTGATGCTTCTGTTGTAGCAACACTCACAGGTTCTCAAACATTAACAAATAAAGTATTAACTTCACCAGTTTTAAATACTGGAATAAGCGGAACAGCAGTTAAGGATGAAGACAATATGTCTTCTGATAGTGCTACACATTTAGCTACTCAACAAAGTATTAAAGCTTATGTAGATTCACAAACATATTTAAGTTTAATTGACGAAGATAATATGTCTTCAAATAGTGCGACTAGACCACCAAGTCAACAATCAGTCAAAGCTTATGTAGACGCTAACGATTTAAGTCTTATTGATGAAGATAACATGGCATCAGATAGTGCTACAAGACCTCCATCTCAACAATCAGTTAAAGCATATGTAGATTCACAACCTAATGCTTTAACACTTATTGATGAAGATGATATGTCTACTGATAGTGCAACAAGACCTCCTTCACAACAATCTGTAAAAGCTTATGTAGATAGTCAAGACTTTGCGGCTACAAGTTTTGTTATGGAAGATGGTGATGGAACAGAAGTTACTATTACTAAAAACAAAGAAATGAAATTTGTTGAAGGTGGTGGTATTGATATTAACTGGACTGATACAGATAATGGTACTGATGGCGACCCTTACGATTTAACATTTGCAATTGATTCAACTGTAGCAACACTTACAGGTTCACAAACATTAGCATCTAAAACATTAACTAGTCCAATTTTAAATACAGGTGTTAGTGGTTCTGCAATTAAAGATGAAGATAATATGTCTTCAAATTCTGCAACACACTTAGCAACACAGCAAAGTATCAAAGCTTATGTGGATGCACAGATAGCTACAGAAGATACTTTAGCAGAATTAAATGATACAGATATTACAAGTCCAGCAGATGGAGCATTATTAATTTATGATACTGGAACATCTACATGGAGAGACTACGCAGTTTCTGGTGATGTAACAATTACAGATGCAGGTGTGGCGGCTATTGGAAGTGGTGTTATTGTTAATGCAGATATTAATGGTAGTGCGGCAATCGCAGATAGTAAACTTGCAACAATTTCAACTGCTGATAAAGTAGCAGGTGGAGCAATTCAAATAGATAGTGGAACAGATGGCACAGGCATTACTCTTGCTAATACTGATAAACTTTTAGTTGATGATGGTGGAGCTACAAAATATATTAACGCTTCACAAATAACAACATTCATTAATAGTAATGCAAACTTTGCTAGTGCAGATACAGCAACTGCCCTTGCAATTGCTTTAGGATAGGAGGAAAAGAATGGCTAATACTTTTAAAGTAAAAACTAATGATGCTATGCCTAGTAGTGCAGGAACGCCTTTAACATTATATACTGTACCAAACTCTACTACAACAGTAGTTCTTGGTTTAATTTTATGTAATGTTCATACAGCTTCTGTTACTGCAAGTGTACAACTTGTCTCGAATACAAATGATACTGAAACTAACCAAACAACTTTACTTGCAAAAAATGTAAGTGTGCCAGTTGGTTCTAGTTTAGAGTTACTATCGGGTTCAAAAGTTGTATTACAAGCAACAGATGTTTTAAAAATTGATTGTAGTGTAGCGGCAAAGATTGACGCTTCATTGTCTATAATGGAAATAACTTAGAATTTAGGAGAATAACAAGTGGGATATATTGGAGCAGAACCAGCAACTTCATTTGAAGCTGTACAAAAAGATAGGTTTACCTCAACAACAGGTACAACTGTAACTCTTAGTAATACAGTTTCGACTGTTCAAGATATAGTTGTCTGGGTAAATTCAGTCAAACAAGACTATACAAACTATTCAGTTAATGGTACAACATTAACATTGGGTGGTTCATTAGTATCAGCAGATATTGTAGAAGTAGTTTATGTTGGAAGAACATTTCAAACAGTAGCTCCGGCTACGAACATGGTTACAAATGCTATGATGGCTGATGACGCAATAGATTCAGCAGAGATTGCTGATGGTTCTATTGATACTGCACATATTGCAGATGACCAAGTTACATACGCAAAGATACAAAATGTTTCTGCTACTGATAAAATATTAGGTAGAGATAGTTCTGGTGCTGGTGTTATTGAAGAAATATCTCCGGCTAATTTAAGAACAATGATTAATGTAGCTGATGGAGCAAATGCTTACACACATCCTAATCATAGTGGAGAAGTAACTTCTACTGCTGATGGTGCAACAGTTATAGCTGACAATATAGTTG